CATACTTTATGTCTTCAAAAAATCCAGGTTTGATAGTATTAACAAACTCTTTAAAATTTTCAGCATAATAAAACTGCCCATCATATATTGCTCTCCCATTTAGATAATTTTTTGAGACTTCTACATCAAATGCTGATGGGAGATCAATATCAATCTTTTTCTTAAATATTGGTTTAGATTCTTTAGAAAGTTCTAATGCTTTATCTGGTGAACTAGTAACAAAGTTCTTTCCTGTATGTCCCTCTTTAAATTTGTCAAATGTGTATTCTTTATGTAAAGGGGCATCAAGTTGCTTCAAAAAATTATTGAATGAAACATTAAGACCACAATTGTGGCACTTAAAATTTGTATTATTCTTTACCTGATAGAGATATCCTCTTGCCTTATTCTTATTCTTCTGTGAATCTCCACAGATAGGACAGCGAAAATTATAGAGATTATTCTTTACCTTTTTAAATTTTTGAAGTCGTGGAGAAATCAAATTGATGTACTTTACATCAATAAAATCCATAATCAAGCCTTAAAGTTCCTGTGCTCCATTATAGAACCTTGTGATTGTGGCGTCAAGATCTGAAGTGCTGCTGGAACTCTCAATAAAAATGTGAGACAAGCAAGGGCACCTATAGCCATCCAGACTCTCTTTTCTATAGTCTGTACTCTTGACACAATACGGTCATAATCGAAGTCAACTTTATCACGGAGTTTGTCAATTTTAGCAAAGAGTATGTTGTCGGTCTCTTGTTGTTTAGTGATTTTTTCTTCATGTACTGCGAGCATCTTACTCACATTACTATTTACTTCACTAAGCTTTTCAATTGCATTATCAATTTTAACAATAATTATCTTTACATCCTCTATTTTTTGCTCCAATACAGCAACTTTAATTCCTTCTGACATCTTTGGGACTGAAGTAGGGATTGAAATTTAAAGCACTCTTTACTCTCTTATTTTCTTCCCTCTTCGCCCTCTTCTTCATTAACTGATCAATATACTTTTTGACATACTTTCTTCTTCCATCAATTTTCATCACAGGATCATATCCTGCAGTAGGACCAGCAGGATTGGAGGATCCGCTAAAACCACCAGAACCACCAGGAGGATTAGCAACCATTCCCTCTTCATTGACGCTAAATTCATGATACATTGCAGATCTAAATGCATCTATAAATCTATCAATTTTGTCCTTGTCCATTAGAGATTTTCTCCAATTCTTCTAAGCACCTTTGATCCATTTCAATATCATGAATATAGCATCTTGGATATTCTGGAAGTTTATCTAAGAAAACAATGAATGTTTTAATAGAAGACCAAAGATTTCTTTCAATTTTATAAAACAACATAGGAGTAGCAGCATCACCAAAGATGTTATACAAAATGATAAAATGATTTATCAATAGATGTATCTTTAGTTCGCCACTACTCTTATATCTTTTCAGAAGACGTTTAATGTACTTGAAGTGATTCAAGTCTCTATTAAAATCCTCTTTTGTTACCGCTTGAGGATTCTCATAGTGTTTAATAGCAAATAAGAGGAAATTCTCCTCATTCAACTCATTAAAAATCATATATTATCAAGCAGGTGGATATGCAGGAACATTGCCAGTTTGGATACCAGACATTGCAACAAGAGTCTCAGACTTAACTCTCAGGTTGCCATCAGTATCAATATAAGTGGTAACTCCAACCCAACCTGCATGTGTCAGTGCATATGAAGTATTTTGAGCAGTGTCAGTTCCACCACTATTTACACCATAAACATATGCATCATATCCATCAACTTGTCTGGTAACAGTCAGACCAGCACCAGAACTAACAGTTGCACCAGCGCCAATAGCACTTGCAATAGTCAGTTGTGGACCACCAAGAGTGGTAAGTCCAACTGCAGAAATTCTTGTTGATGCAAAAGTTGGTCCTTGCAGACTATCACCAACAATAACTCCCTCAGTAGAAGTTACAGGAATGAGTGTTGTTCCACCAGCTGCAACTGCACTAGTTGCAGTATTTAAAACAGTTAAAGTGGTTGTTCCAGATGCTCTGGTTTCACTGTAAGTATTGTCAAGAATAGTATACTTAGGAAGTTGACTTACAGTAAATGAAGTTGAAGCAATAGCAGCACCACTCAAACCAGCAGTTGAACCGATAGTGAGTGAAGTTGTGCTTGCAATGCTGATGATGACAGCATCTCCAAAATAAGTACCAGCACGGTCACCAAATCTAATTACATCACCCTCTTGCGCAGCTCCTGTTTGTCCAAAGGTAGTTGCACTACCAGTAACAACCCCAGTTGAGTAATTCAGAGATACTGTACCAGTAGAACCTACAGCATCATTATTTCCCCAAAGTGCCATGTCTTTGCCCTAAATGAATTTGTTATGCTATAAGATATTTATAAAAAAAGGAGACCATTACTTTTTGTCCCCTTTGCGTAAAACAACTTTTAAAAAGTGAGTTAATAGGTCAAGTAAACCATTCTCTTCAAATTGTTTTGTTTTTGCCAACCACTCAGATGCAGTTAGCAAAAGACCCAAAGCAATGGTTACTCCCCAGTTCGTTAGGAAGCAAGTAATCATGCTTCAGGTTGTGCTGTAAAGAGTTTCTCTTTAACTAACTCAAGAACTACATCATCAATGCTATTATCAGTAGATTTTACGTACTTTGTCAAAAGTTCAAGTACAAGATTTTTAACTGCTGGATGTGTTGCAATTGAAATCAGAAGTGGTTTTACCACTGCTACTACTGCAGACATGATGACCTCCAATAAGGGTATCCTGGACTATTTAGAAAATAGTGCCTTTAATCAATAGACTCCCTTTCTTGCAGCCTGCAGTCTGATATTCAAATCTCTGATTTTCTGAGCTTGAATTTTCTTTTTCTGCATCTCTACATTTTTATCATTAGTTCCAGAACCCTGATCAATTGGTTCATCCATTGCTTCTTTTACGCTAGGAAGTCCCTTATGCTTAGTCTTAGCAAAATCTTTTGCTTGCTGTGTTGTCATACCTGCAGCTGCCTTTGCAACCTCAGGTGAAGGTGCTGCCATCCTACCTTTCTTCACAGCATAAACCATTCCCATGAACTTTTGCTGTTGCTTGCTAAGTGCTTTCTCATCAATCTGTTCAACATTTTCCACATACTGAGAACGATATTTGCCACCAGTTGCTTTGTGAGTATCAGCAAGTTCTACTGCTCTTGCGTCAGCATACTTTTTGCTTTTTACAGGTTTGCCAATCTTCTTCTCCTTTCCACCATCAGGAGAACCCATTACCTGATATGGCATTTCATTAATCTGCATTTCTTCACCAAGTTCTCCCATTGCCTTTTGCTTGCGAAGTTTCTTGGGATTCTTAGTCTTATCTGCTGAGTAGTTATCATCCTCAGCATCGGGATCTACGGCACTACGATGTCTTGTGCTTCTTTCTGCATCATCCAGTTTTGCACGACCAAACTTCGCTTCATCAGGAGAATAGGTCCTACCACTATTATACCATTCTTTACCTACATGACCTCTCTTCTTGGCATCAGCAGAAGCTTCTCTACGCTTGAGTTTTCTGCGATTTGCCTTGAAGTCCTTCATCGTCATGCCTTCATCAATTTCAGTCTCTTCCTTTTTAAGTTTTGCAAGAGCTGCTGCACCTGCTACTTTCCTTTCCTTACTTTGCCACTTTCCACCAAATGATGTTGGAGCACCACTACGATCTAAACCACGCATATCACCATATTTTTGTCTTGTGCCTTCACCAGGCTCATCATTTCTTTCCTCATCAATTTCAATCATTTCAATTAATTCGCCACCCAGTTCTTCAACTGCTTCTTTCATCACTGGGTTGATAACTACTTTATTCTTTACTTTCTTTTCTTTGATTTCCTTACTTGCTTCAACCTCATCCATAACTTCTGAAAGATCTTGTCTCCAGTTAGAGAATGATTCTTTTACTCTGGTTCCATAAATCTTCTTCTTTCCATCAGGAGAAGGAATAAAAACACCCATAGTTTTATCAGTAGAATCCTTATTATCAATAGATCCACTTACATCAGAATCAATTCTTGCAGATGCTTTTTTAGCGAGCTTTGCAATATCTCCAGAAGGAATTTCTACTTCTCTCTTCTCTTCTACATATTCTTCCTTATGAGTAGCACCACCAGTCAAACCAAGTCTTTCCTTAACAAATTGCTTCTCCATAGAAGTGGCATTCACTGATCCAATATAATCATTGAATGCCTTACTTACAGGTACTGCCTCTTTACGTGCTCTATATCTGATAGCCTTAACCATCTGCGAAACTCTTTGTCTCACAGCTTCTGGAGTTTGTTCCTGCTCAGCAATCTGATTAAGATATACTGATGACAACTCGTTAAGGGAATTAATCATGACTTAGATTTAGATACTCTTCTTCTTGTATCTATTTATGAATTCCCTAATATTTGTCCTTGGTCCTTTGTATGGTTTTGCACCAGGTTGAAGATTCATATTTTCCCCTTTCTCAAAACCAGGAGTCATATCAACAGCATATTGGAAATAACCTTTTGTTCCTGCAAGAGTATTTGGTTTTCCAGGAACTCTCTGCTTACGATCCATCTTAACTTCACTATACTCACGAAGATCACGAATCCAAGACTTGAACATAATATTGTCTTCTGTAACACAGATCAAATAGTTAGTTCCTCTACGAATAACTCTTCCAACAAGACCAGTATTTAAGTTTTCTACGAGTTGATCAATTTTGAAAAGATTTCCTGAGACATAGTTCTCTCTAAGATTCTTCCAATCAAACTTAGGTGCAATTTCCCATAACTGCCATTTTTCAGTGAGAACGCCCATTTGCTTACGAACTGTATTGAACAGTTTCTTTGCTGCTTTATCATCAAGAACTGGAGGAAGACCAGTTCTAAATGTTTTAAAGTCATTCTCTGCTGCTGCTTTGCGCATCTTGGATGCAGACATACCTTCTACACCCTCAGCGTCAGGATCCCTTTCTCCAGCAGAAACAGTTTCTAATCCAGAGAAATCATAAAGTTTGCCATTGTAACTGGATGAAAGTTTGTCAAACTCTTTCAATCTATCATCACCAACAACAATCTTAACATTAGAATAACCATCTTGATGTGCTTGTTTCAGAACATCAAAAATAGTTTTAGCATTAGGATCATTAACAATACTGCCAGCATGATTTGGGAACATCTGCTGCATAACTTCATACTTTTGATCAGGATCTAATGGATTCTTCTTTGGATCCACAGATCTTGAGGGATAAATTCTGAGTGATCCCTTTCCTGCTGCTTTCTTTGCAGCATCAAGAAGTTTTTGGTGACCAATAGTTGGAGGATTGAATCTTCCAAATACAACAGTTACATCACCACGATCTTCTTTTGGAGTTCCATCTGCTCTTGTAGGAGCAGGCATCCTTCTAGGAGTTCCATCAGGAAATGAACCAAACTCAGTTTCTTCACCATCCACTTCTACAGTAGTTGGTTGGACTTTTGGTTCTGCTTCAGGTTCTGCCTCTACTTTCTTTTGTTTTGGTTGTGGTTCTTCTTCTTTTTTAGGTGCTGCTTTCTTATCAAGAAACTCTAATCTTCCTTTTACAGTTCTTGCTACAAGTTCCCCATCCTTATCAAACCAATTACCGTGCCCATCACTAGTCAGTTTCAGTTTCTCAGCTTGCTGAGATGCCTGAGACCTTGCTGCTTCTGAAAGAAAACTAAAGAAAGATTTCATGTGTATATGAATACAGTTCTGTCAATAGAAGTATTTATTAAGATTCAGAAATGGAAAATACATCCATACCAGTTTCTGCAGCAACAGCACATTCTTCATTGAACTTTTTCAGATCATTTTTGGAAGGTTCTGCAATCCTCTTCCTTGCCATATCATGATACTCCTCAGAGAGATCAAATCCAATATAATTATGACCAAGAAGGGTTGCTGCAAGACCAGTAGTTCCAGATCCACTATAAGGATCAAGAATAAGACCAGGTTCTTGCATTACTGCTTGAATGCACCTTGCAGGAAGTTGAATAGGATAAGGTGCAGGATGAGGATTCCTCATCTCAGGACCAAACTTCCATACACTACTCCACTCTGCAGAACGCCTAGGAAGACGAGGATGCTTTGCACCTTTACACAACCAGAAGATCCTTTCATCAGTTTGAATGAACCTATACCCAGAAATCTCAGGACCACTTCCACGATTCCAGATGATTTCTTCCCTGATGTTCCACTTAGTTTTGGTCAACCACTCCCAAGGAGAAATGGCACCACCTTTGAAATACCTGACCTTATGATTATAAAAGAGAGATCCACCTTCTTTAGTTTTATCAAAAAGAATATTCAGCAGTTCAATTTGTTGCTCCTGATACTCATCTTCAGGAAGAGTGTCGTCAAAAGCAGCATATTCAATTTTACGGAACAATCCACCACCAACACCACACTTGTTGTATGGAGGAGAAGTTACAGTGCAATCAATAGAATTGTCTTCAAGATCCTTTGCCAGTTCAATGCAATTACCAATCCTCAGATCAATCATTCTCGTGCTCATATGTGGAAATATTCTAGCAGGTCAGAGGGTCCCTGTCAAGTTACTGAATTTTTATAAAAGGACCAGATAAATCTCCATCCTTCATGTTTACTTTTGATGAAGAAAAATATATCTCAGCAATTAATTCATCCAACCTTCCATCACTATTAGCTTTAATAAATGTATTAATATATCTAAAAATTCTTAACTTACTTCTAAGTTTAAGAGGAAATCCAGTGGTTTTGGACCTAAATGTACTATCAAGAGCAAAAGCTTTATCTAAAAATTCTTCAGGAGTATGTTTTGTCTTTTTGTTTTTTATAGTAAAACTAAAATCACCAAATGATTTGGTAATAGTATTATCTCTAACTACAGATTGCACATAAGTTTTCCAATACTGTTTTTGTGATGAGGTAAATTCTCCTCTTGGAATATTCAAATTAATATCCTCTCCACTATAATCCTTTATTAATTGCGCCATCTTTGGAACAGGTATTGCTCCATTTCTAGCGCTGGCTGGAGTAAGTTTTCCCCTAGAACCTTTTACCAAATCTCTAGGTTCTGTTGCATGATTAAGCAATGATGATACCTTACTTTCATACTTATAAAATTTTTTAAATTCCCCAATTTCAAATCCAGCCCTATAAGTCAACGAATTTCCTTTAAAATCTATTCCAGATGACCCCTTTCCCTCTATTATTTCCATCCATGTATGTAAAGGACTATCTAACTTTGCCGTTGGTTGTCCAATGTCACTTATAAATGTTCTTCCTATATTAGTTTCTGTTACTTTTGGATCTCCATAATCAGTTTCCTTTAATGATATGCCAACTAATATTTTTTCCTTAGTAAGATGAGCCAAATATCTATTAATAAGTGCCACTTCAATTTCAGCAGCATCAGAAGATCCGATAATACTAGATAAACTATCTCTCACCACATTATTAATATTATTCTTTATATCAGTTTCCATATTTGATTTGCAGATATAAACATCTGTGGTATTCCAACTATCTTTTACTCCAGATCCCTTTCCAAATAAAGATTTTTGATCTGCACTAAATTCATCAAAAATTTCTTCGTAAATTTTTGTATACTTTCCCGCAGGAATTCCACTTACAGTATTGGACCCCCATCTTCCATAATTGTAAGTAGTATCCTTTGTTCCCTCTTTATGATCTAACCATCTTATCAAAGCCTTAGCTTGCTTCAAAAAAGACAAGTACCATTTATTATTATTACTAAATGCTTGAGGATAAACAACTTTTAGAGCATCTATAAGATCTTGAGACGAAAAAGGTTCCAAAGAAGCGCCCTCATTAATAGCATAATAAAAAGTAACAAGAGAGGCAGCTTCCTGCCTAGCGGTATCAGCCATTTACAATTCTCCTATAATTTGGAAATCCCCCCTCAACATAGGTTAAGAGGGGATGAGCAACCTTCCTCAGTTATTTATCAGAGACCCTTAGCGTGGCGAGTCTTACCACTTTCATCAGTCCAGGTTTCTCTTTCTCTTCTTGGAGTTACATAACCTACACCAGGAACAGCACCAGTCTTTCCTTGATCTCTTGCAGCATTTCTTGCTGCTGCTCTTTGTGCTGCTCTCTTACGATTCTTCTCATAATTAGTCATTGCCTCATCAAGCCATGCTTCAAATGCTTCTTTTTGTTCCTTTTTCTTTTTAGGAGCATAAGTTCTTGGGTCAACAATACCTTTAACAAAGTTTTTTGGATAGTCTCTCATTCTTTTACTATGTTTTGCTGCATATGAAGCACCCCTTGCACCAAGGGCAAGTCCTGCTAAACCACTGATTATTCCAGCATCTTCATCAAGATAAAACTCATACATTTCATCCCAGGTATAACCAGAAAGGTCATAACCTTCTTCTACCAGAGCATTTACCCAAAGTTCAAACTCTTCTTGGCGAAGTGCTTTACGACGCTTTTTCTCAATCTGCCTACGAGTAAGAACTTCTCCCTGACCACGATTAGCATCAGGGTCATAGTTACGAGGTGGAGTATAGTTGCTTCCAAAAGCCTTAATGTTGGATCTTACACGAGCAGTATGTTGCTTATTGCTGGTGCGACGTGAATCTTCACCCAAAATAATATCAATCGCTTCCTCATCAATCATATTTGCCATCATCCACTCTGCTTCTTCCAGAGTTTCTGCAAATCCTTCTACACAGAGAAACTCCATAATCATATCAAAAAGATCAAACTCCTCTCTATTAAATTGCTTCTTCTCAGCAGGAGTTAAGGCACCTCTTTGTGCTCCTCTTGCTGCTTGCTTTGCTTTTACTCCAGCATCATCAGACTTGTGAGCATAACCATGGAGACCAGGTGATGATGAAGTAGTCTTACGGAAGTCACCTCTTTGTGCCCTAGCATATCTTTCTCTTTGCTTTTGCTTGTTAGCATCTCCAAAAGTTGACTTCTTCTCAAGGTCGGTTGCTCTATCTGCTGCCTTACCACCACCAGTTGACTTAGCAATTTTTTGGCGAATTGGTGCTTCATCATAACCACGCTTAGCCATTGCAGTGGCTTCATCAATACCTTTCTTCTTTTTCTTTCCTCCCATCTGATCCTTACCAAGAGCACCAGCAATGACATCTCCTCTGGTCACTTTGTCATATGGAGGATAGTTGTTAGCAAGATTGCCATCACCTTTCTTTGCTTCAGATACCTGAAGTGATTCTGATTGCTGTCTTGCTTTAGAACGAGCAATCATATCACGAATATCAGAGAGTTGATTCTTAACTGAAGCAGGTTTCTTTGTAGATGCCTCTTTTGCAGCAAGACCAGGATGTGCTTTTGCCCAAGCTTCACTACCTGATTTTGCAGGTGCAGTTCTAGTTACTTGTGAACCACTCTGAGATGCTGGAGTATACTTTTCTGGTTTCTTTCCTGCACCATGAGCTGCAACTGCTGCTGCCAATCCTGCTCCTGCAATTGCAGATTTCAGTCCCTCTTCAACATGCTGCTCATCCATCCTTTTGGCGACTCCCGACGCCTTAGAGGCAACTTTTTCTGCTGCCTTCCTAATCATTCCTTTCAGTCCAGTCTTAACACCTGCCTTTGCTTCAGATGCTTTCTTAGCAGTCTGTGCTGAAACATTCTTTGCAGTTTGTGTTGTTCTGCGTCTAATATCGTCAGCAGTCTGCTTTGCACTTCTATATGCACCATAAGCAGCAACAGCACCTCTTGCTGATTTCATTCTTGCTTTGCCAATGGCACCTTTCAGAGCACCCTTCAGTCTCTGAACTTTTGCTTGTCTCGCACTCTCAGTATCATGACCATAAGTTACTTTTGCTTCTGTGATCAAGTTATCAAAGATGGCATCTGCTTGATTGACAGAGAATCCTTTTTCAAATAACTCCTGAAGAGCCATTTCAGCAATTTCTTCCAACTCAACATCAGAGACGAGAGAGAAATCCATTTCACTCAGTTCATCTCTTTTTGCGTAAAGTTCTCCTCTTGCCTCTTGATTATGGACAGCATTATATGCTTCCATAAAACTACGCAGTGCTGCAGACATGTCTATAATTATACGAGTACCTTCATATATTTATAAAAAAACCTCCCAAAGGGAGGTTAGAATCACCCTTCAACAACAGAACCAATTGCATCATCAAGATCAGCAATCACTTCACGAAGTTCAAAGATGCGAGTTGGAGTTGTATTAATGTCTCTTGTATATCCTTTTTGTGCCTCAAAAAGGACTTGGCGAACTGCAGCTGCAGAACGCACGTCCAGTTCAATACTTACTTTACTCACAGATCTCCCTCCTTACGATTTTCAGAATGTTCAATACTGAATGCACCCTCAGGATAACGAGCACTCAGTTTCTCAAAGTTCATTTGAATTACTTCTTCAAGTGAAATGTCAAGACCAATACAGGCTTGAGCAACATACCACATAATATCACCCAATTCTCGCTTCAGATGAAAAACATTATCTTGAGTTACTGGTTTACCTTGAAAGATAATCTTCTTGATAATCTCAGTAAACTCACCTGCTTCAGCAGACATTCCTACAGCAGCAGTAAGTAAGCGTTCAGTAGGGAACTCATTTTCACGAAGTTCCATAAGACGATCAATAAAGGATGTATATTCTTTGCTGGGTTGAGATGTGGTTGTATTCACAAACTCAACATACTTATTCAAATCAATAGTCATAAGTTTAAAGGTTGTAGATCACTTTGGGGTAAAATTTGTTGTGCTGGAAGTTGTAAATCATCATCCAGTCTTACGTGAGGAACATTAACTGTTTTTGGAGTTGGTGGAAGAAAGTGAACTGAAAATGTAAATCCAGGATTCAATTCACAAAGCATTTGTGCATCATCTTCAGATCCACATTGACAATACTTATTGCCTTCAATGTCCAAAACTTCAAAATATCTTGGAGTCCAACCTTGAGTAAGTTGTGACTGCAATTCTCTAGTAGTTAGTCCCATATCAGAACTTGAATCCTTCAAATGATTTCTTTGGTTTTCTTTCCTCAAAATCATACTCTTCATCTTTCTTATTGTCAAGCAGATCATCTTGTGCTTTCTGCTCACAATCATAAAGACGCATCTTGGCACGATCAATACCAATCACAAATCTCTTATGAATGGTTGGATCATTGTATCTGTTCTTGAGTTGTTTAACAAGAATTTGTCCAAGATCTTCAAGTTCTTCTGTAGAAATCAGTGCAAACATCAAGTCAGCAGTAGCAGGAAGACCAAATGATTCTGATGTATCAGTCAGTTCCACATCAGAAGATCCATAACCAGAACGAGTTGTCTGAGTGGCACTTACAATAGGAACATTTGCTTCCACAGCAAGACCACGAAGTTCTTCAGCAATTGCTTTGATGTAACTATAAGAGTTCACATTACTTCCTGCTCTATACCTACTAGAAGCACAAATATTGAGATAATCAATGAAAATGATATCAGGTCTAAATGACTTCTTAAGTGCAAGTTCATTAAGAAGTGATTTAAAGTGACCAGAGTGAGCAGAAGCAGTAGGATACTCTTTGATGATCAAAGTTCCTTGTGTTTTCTTAGCAAGATTAGTTACCTTACTTTCAAACATTGATTTAGGAAGATCCCCAATATCTTGAAT